TTGGAGTGGATCACCAGTTCCGGGGTTTGCGGAGCCGACTCGTCGACCGAGATCATGTTGGCGTCGGAGGTCGTGATCGACACGACAGTCGTCCCACCGGAGGTATCGTTCTCGGCCTTGATGAGATAGACCAGTGCGATGTTCTGCGGAACAGTCTCCGCGCCGCCGGTAGCACCGACAGAGATGCCGGTGGCCGCAGCAGCGACAGTCACCGCAGGCTGTTTTGTATCGGTGCTGCCACCGATGTCACCTGCCGCCTGAATGGATATGCCTGTTTGTTTTGATCCGGTGTTGGTTGGCACGGCCCATCCAGCAGACTGCGTGGAACCGCCACTGTCGAACGAGTACCCTGCGCTGGATACCGGCGTTGAGTGGAAGTGGCCAGGATCGTTGACACCGTGGGTGTGACTATTCGTGCCAACTGCATGATTATGCGCCGCTTGCGACCCACCATGCGAGTGCGTCGGGTCTTGCACCGGATGGGTATGGGAAGCGATCGACGCGGCCTGCGTGCTGCCGAGCGCGCGGCTGTCGTTCTTGCCGCGAATGAACTGGTCGCGCAGGTCAGGCACGTTGAAGGTGGTCGATCCGTCACCGGAGCCGAAGGTTGTCCCGATGGTGGTGAACAGGTCGGCATAGGTGGAGCGGCTGACTGCCTGACCGTTACAGAGCAGATAGCCAGCGGGGACGATGTTCGCTGCGAACGTCACAATCGAGCCGATAGGCATCCCGGTGGCGTAGGCAAGGAACGAGTCCATGTAGGCTTTGCTGACCGCGCTGCGGCTCGTCTGCGGTGGTCCCGATGCCAGCGTGAGGTCGCCGGTCATCGGCGCACTGCCGTCGCGGGGGAGCGATCCGGTCAGCGCACTGGCGATATCGCCCATCGTGCTGTTCGCCCAGACTGACTCGATCAGTGTGTTCGGGACAACCGGATTCCCTGCTGGCAGGGTGTAGAGTCCTTGACTATTGCGCGGCATTATTGCTCCTCGTTTGCAATACGGGTGGCTGACGGAGTAACGCGGCGGAGAACATCCAGCAGCGTTTGGGTAGCCGGGTTGTTGATTGCTTTGCCGGCGTAGCGGGCAGTTTCGCCGACCAGACGGGGGCTGAAGGCGGGCAGCAAAGCTGGGTTGGCGATGCCAGCCAGAACGCCGCCGACCCGCTGCATACCTTGCGGGGTAAGTTCGCTCATTGCCTGCCCGGATACTTGCGGCATTATGTCTGCGCCGACCTGCCTCAGGGCCTCCGCCGAAACTGTCCGCTGACCAGCATGGGGTTTCGTCAGCGTCTGGAGTCTCCGCAGGGCTGTGTCGACAGTGGTTTTGTCGCCCAGCGACAGGTCGCGGGTGATTTCATCCAGCTGGTTGCTGCTCCTCCAGTAGTCGTTCATCGCTGCTTTGTACTGCGGGGCTTGATCGGTGATCGACTTCTTGATGCCTTCCACGACTTCCGCCACGTACGCCCGCCCGGTCCTGTTTCCGAGGTCTTCCGGGATGATGTCGCCGATGTGGCGTTTCAGGGCGTCCAGACCCTCGACGGTCATGAACTTCGGATTTTGGGCGGCATTGTTTGACCAGTCGACCAGCGCTTGGTTAACTGCACTCTGGACTTCACGGACGCCCGGTTGCGGGACCCCCTGAAAGCTGAACTTGTGGGCAGCGTCGCTCTCGGCCTTGAGAACGGGCATGAAATCCAACGGGGTCGTGTCACCAGCCCAGCCGCCTTTGGCGTTGGCGTACCGGGTGTGCATGTCGGCGCGCAGCTGTTTCACGCCAGTGCGGGCCTGCTCCACCACGTTAGACGCCGGGACGGTCCCGCGCATGTTTTCCACGAAGCCCGGAGTGTCCTTGAACGCGTGCCCCACGGACTCCGCCCCAGTGCCCGTGGTCGCGCCCAAAACATGCTTTGCTCCCTGCCCAGCGAGTTTGACAGCGCCGCTAAGAACAGGAACTGCAGCCCCGCCAGCAGCGCCCCACTTTGCGGCGTTTGCTTGGTCGTCAGGGGTGGTGATGGCCCCCTGCGCCGCGCCGTATCCGGCCAGTTCAGCGGCCCGCGCCACAGCAGCCGGGACGTATTTGCTTCCCTCGCCGAATTTCTGGACGGCGTTGACCAGCGCACCGGTCCCGGCTTTAATGCCGCCAGTCCCCGCCACGTCGCCAGCAATGCGGCCCATCACGGACTTGTCGCCCTCAGCGGCGGCGTTGCTCACGAACTCGGGGACGTAACCACCAGCGCCGACCATTTGCATGGCGCTCTTGAGCATGCGGGCCGGGGTGCTGGCAAACGACTTGGTGAAGTCGGACGCCCCCATGTGCTGTTCCAGAACGTCACGCGCCGACTTCGGCTTCACCACCTCGACTTCGTCAGGGTTGATGCGGTCAGCTACGACCACTTCGCTGGGGTCAATCTTCATATTTCCACTCCCCGTCAGTGCCCATCACCACCGGCCTGCCCTTGTGCATTCCTTTGGTTCCGGGAGCAACAGAGCTGGCCTTCGGGGCAGTGGCAGCGGGCAGGGCCTTATCTGCCTTGGCTTTGGGCTTCCCGCCGAGTATGCTGCCATTGGTCCCTGCCGCCCATTCCTGTTTGATCAACTCGTATTCGGCCTTCAGGCCGTTGAGTTTATCCTTCGCTGCCTTGGGGCTGTCGCCAGCCGTGGGGATAAACGGGGCCAGCCGGGGGAACTCGCTTACTGTGACAGCGGCACCGGACCGGTCGTGCAACTTCAGGGAGCCGACGTTGGAAACAGCGGCACGGGCCGGAACGCCTTCCGGGTCGAGGTACTGACCTGCGATTTCAGCGCCCGGCACTTTGTACTGCGGGCCGAGGGCACTGGGCTTCGCGTCGATAAGCTCGATCGCCCGGTCGATGTTGCCGATGCCGACGTTGCTCTCGATGATTGCTTTCTTGGTGGCGGCGTCCGCTGGCTTGCCCATCGTGTCGCCCGGTTTCATCTGGTTCAGGTCGATCACTTTCTTGACCGGGTTGCCGTCGTCGTCGACCGTGTCAACGATGCGCATATCGGGCTTGGCGGCTTTCTCGCCAGCCGCACCGATCCGCATGGAAGCAATCAGCTTGGCGTTGTCGATGCCCATTTGCTTGAGCTGGAGCTGGAGCGTAGCCATGCGCTCGTCGGCCTCCTGCTTGCTGATCCGGCCCTCCGCCGCCTTGAGCTGGATTTCGTGGATGCGGTCTTGGACCTTCTGCAAGGCGTCAGCTTCCCGCTGCGGGGCGGTGATTGCTTGCTGCAGGACGGCACCGCCGAGATTTTCCATGCCCGGAATGTTCATGGCCTTGGTGCCCCACTGCTGCATTTCCTTGGCATGCTGCAAGGGCGACTTGCGCTGTTCGAACTCCGTGAAGGGGCCAGTGCCGGGGTTGTTGACCGGGTCGTATGAAACAGTCTGGGTGGGCGACGGCATCGAGCCTAGGAATTCCTCGCGCTCCTGACGGCGGGCCTGTTCCAGACCACCCTGCGCTTCACGGGCCTTCTCGCCCGAGTAAATCCCGGCCAGTCCGGCAGCAATGTTGCCGAGGGGCGAACCGACCATGTAGACTTTGCCGCCTTGGTAGCCGCCGCCAGTATTGCCCGAGAACCCCTGTTTGCGAAGGGCGGCAGCAGTGGCCAGTTGCTCGGCGATCCGGGCCTCTTCGGTGTCCATTACCGGGTTAATCATGCCTTTGGCCATGTCAGCTCCTTACATCCCTGCGGTTTGTGCTTGCAGCATGTTCGTCTGCTGCGAGAACGGGTTAGTGCCGTATTGCGACGCCGTGCTTAGATTGCCGCCGACCCAGCCTGCTCCCTGACCAGCCAAACTACCCAGACCGCTAGCAAGACCACCAGAAGGATCGCCGCCCTGTTGACCGCCCTGCGCCAGTTGTTGCTGTTGCGGAGTACCGTTCGGGTTGAATGAACTCGTCTGACGCAGGGCGTCGACCAACATTTGCTGTTGGTTCTGCTGAGCCATCATTTCGGGAGAGTAAGTTCCTGCCATCCATTCCATGTTCATCTCCTAGAAAATTGTGGCAGCAGCCATGACGGCAGTTCCTGCCATCTGTGCGTTGCGACTGGAATCGGCATTTGCCGCGTTGGTCTTGTCCATCTGCGCCCCGTACTGGCCCTGAGCCGCGCCCATCAAATCCGGGGTCTGGTACGCCCCGACAGACTGGAACGGGTTGTATTGCGGGACGCCCACTTGCTGGCTGAGGCCCATCATTCCTTGAAGCTGGCCGAGGTTCGCTTGGCGTTGGCCGAGAATATCGCTGATTCCTTGCTGGTGCAGCTGGTTCTGCTGGCCGAACATCGTGTTGCCTTGGGCGATGCCGCGCTGGGCAGCTTCCATGGCAAAGCGGTTGGTCTGGTCTCCGAGTTGGGCTTCCATGTTCGCCCCGGCACCGGAGGTGACGTCCGAGATGCCACGGGCAGCGAGGGAAGCGCGACGAGCGGCCTGCGACCGGTCCAGATCGGGTTGGCCGAGCTGCCGGTAAAGATCAGTAGCCTGCTGGTTGAACTGGCCGACCTGACCCATGGCCGGGGCACCGGAAAAGTCAATCTGGCTGGTGTCCAGCCCGCCCAGCATCCCGCCAGCGGCGTTTGCAATGCCTTGCTGGTTCGCTTGCTGCTGATTGAAGATGTCCTGCTGCGGGGCGTTCAGCTGGTTGCTCTGCGTCCACGCGCCAGTTTCCGGGTCTTGGCTCCACGTCAGCGAGCCGTATTGATTTGTCTGGTTCGGACGGTTGGCCTGCAGTTGTTCGCCCCAAGCTTCTTTGGCCTGCGCCGCCTGCTGGTTGGCGATGCTGGTGTAATCCGGTGCTTGCGGTGTCTTAGTCTTCTTGCCCATTTTCGCTCTCCAGCCAGTGGCACTTATCTGCGGTGACGGTGTAAATTAACATTGCTCCGGACGGGAACACGTGTTGGACTTTGGCTTCTACCGAGAACCCCATGCGCTCGACCAGCGCACAGGACTTCCAGTTTGCCTCTTCGATATACGCCAGAATTTTCTGGACGTTGAGCTGCTTGAACGGGTAGTCGAAGATGGCCCGCAGGAACTGGCGAGGCCAAACCGCGCCCGGAGCAGCAGCAATGGTGGCAGTGATCGAGCGACCGGTAAAGTGCTCGTACATCACGCCGCAAGTCAAGTCGTCGTCCCGCGTCCAGCCGATGGCAGCAACAGCGCTGCGGAAGTCCGCTTCGCACATATTGCCGACCCATTTGGAGACGAGGTCACGGTCTGTGGTGATCATCTCAGGCACTCGTTGGCGGTTTTGAACAGGCCGATCGCCGATTTTTCCACTGCGTCGGCGATCATCAGCATTTCGGCCCGGTACTGGACGTAGCGCAGGGGGAACTTGTTGCGGAGGTACTGCGGGCGGGACTCTTCGGTGTTCCACGCCGTGCAGCCGAGGCAGTCGCCGGAATGCACCAGACCCTCGCTGTAATAGCTGGGGATTTTGATGCCGTTGGCTTCCAGCAGGTCGAAGCAGTCTTGGTCGGTGAGGTCGGAGATGGGGTACAGGAACTCAAAGCCGTCCAGCACGTCGCCAGAAACCAGATCGCCCTTGAGGCTGTCGGCGTTCTTCTGGCCGCGAATGATCAGGGTGACGCCCTGCTGTTTCATGAAGTCGTGCAGGGGCTTCATCGTGGTGCGGTAGCAGCAAGCCACGCGGTCTTGGATTGGCACGGTTGAGCCAGCGTTCAGGGAATGGGCGCTGCGGGCCGAGGTCCACGGAACCACGTCAGACGGCAGGCCGAACTGACGTTTGATAGCGAACACGTTGCTCTGAACCACCGTGACGGGGACCAGCTGTTCCACTTGCTCGATCAGCTCGGTGGTTTCCGGATGCTGGTCGCCAGTGTTCAGGTGGTAAACCGTCATGCGGTCCCAGTAGGGGCGCATTTTGAACAGCAGGGCGGTGGAGTCCTTGCCGCCCGAGAACTGAAAAGCGATCTTGCTGTGGCGAGCAAACACCTCGTCGATGGATTCCGGGAACCAAGCGCGGAGGTCTGCCACTGGCTGCTCCCCAACATCCTCTGACAGACCCACGCAATCTTCCAGCGACTGTTCGGATTTCGTCCACTGGTCGACGCCGTTGCACTGGTAGGCGCGGCAGACCTGCGGGCGGCTGTCGTACACCGTGCAGGCACCTTCCTTCAGGAAGGGGCAGGGGGCGGCGCGAACTACATCTGTGCGCATCTGCGCCAGCGGGCGACCGACGCTTTTATCCATTCTGCGCCCGGTGAGCAGGGCCAGCGCGACGGCTTCGTGTTTGGTGGTCAGCAGGATCTTGTCAGTCCCCTGAACCTCGCAACACTTTCCGCATCCTTTTCCGCAGGTGAGCATCACATTATGCCCCCCGGTTCCCACACCCAATCGGTGGTTGCCCAATACGTCTCGGCGGTGGAAGAAATCAGCATGCGGAGCGACGCCGTGAAGCCCAGACCACGGACGGACTGCCACTCGTTGTAAGCCAGCAGCCCACCAGACCAGCGGGCACTGTCCCAGTAATCTTCGTCCCAGCGACCGGGTTTGTAGGAGTCAAACGCTGCCGGGGACTGCGGGGACTGGAACGAGTAATCCACGTTCACTGCCAGCGACACGCGGAACGCGCCCCGAGACAAGATGGAAGGACGCACCATCTTGTAGTGTTTGTTGATGACCTGATCGCCAAACGCGGAGTAGGCGGTTTGTACTTCGGCGCGGATTTCGGCCCCCGGAATAACCACCCCCGTGTCGCTGATTACGGCGTCGTCCGTGTGGCCTTCCCACGCCCGGTAGACAGCACCGAAGCCGCCGAAGATCGGAAGCTGGTCATGCAACTCCCAGCAGCGAGCCTCGTAGCCGATGAACTCGCTCCACGCTTTGGTGATGTCGTTCTGGACGAACTGATAGCTGAGGTTGACGTCGGTCGGAATGTTGATGTAAAGCTGGTTGGCCGGGGCGAAGACGAAGGGTTGCCAGCCAAACTCCAAGCGATGCTCGCTGGCCGCTGCCGAAATGAGCTGTTGAACCATCCTGCCGGAGTCGTCCTCAGCCGGGTTAATCTTGGTGCTCTTGAGCAGGTTGGACAGCATCACCAGCCCGAACTGGGTCAGCAGGGCAATGTCGCCGCCGTAACGGCAGGCGGAACGACGACCAACAGGGGCACCAGCGTAGTAGACGCCCTGCAGGTTCCACGTTTCGGCGTTGTCCGGGTCGATGCCTTGGTAGATACTAACTTCGCCCTCAGTGGAAATGGCGGCAAGGTGGTCGTCTGCGCCGTTGCCGTCGTCAATCGTCCACGTGATGATTTGATTCAGGTTGCCGCCGCGAGTCCAGTTGGGGCCGAAGTCGAACTGTTTGGCGACGCCGTACAGTTGGTCGGGCGGCAGATACCAGCCGGAGGTGCTTTCCTTCTCAACGAACCACAACCGCTTCTGGTGGGAGTAGACGTGGATGAATTTCACCGGGTCGATGCCGGAGACGGTGTTGGCAGCGGTGCCGTCGCCAGCGATCAAACGCTCGATCGTTCCGTCCGGCTTGATCCAGATCGGGCTGTCCACGCCGTTCACCGCCATGAGGTTCACGCCCGCCACGTTGGGGAAGTTGATGTGCTGCCAGCGGGCGTTGGAGAGGTCGTCGATCTTGGAGACAGGGGCTGCGTTCGGCGTCGTGACGTCGTAGAGGATGGAATCCGGGTCGCCAGCACTGACAGCGTAAAGCTTCGGCGTGGCGATGTTGTGGGACATAACCGTTTCCACGTTGCCGTCCAGCCCCTCGGCGTGACGTACGTAGCCCCGGCGCACCTGACAGCCGTAAGGTTGGGCAAACAGATTGCGCAGAATCAGCGCGTAGCCTTCTGGCATTCCGCCGATGCCGTCGTAGGCATTGATGCCTTTGACCGACGCCGGGCGGGTCACTACCTTGGATACGCGGTTGACTGCGCCGAATTTCATCAGGTCGAGTTCCCGTTGCCGACGTTCCACGAACCGTCAGGGATGTTGTTGATGCCAATGAGCATGGTGCGGGCGCGGGGTGCCAGCGTGAGCATCGGTGCTCCTTTGTTCTTGCCGATCCGGGCTTCCCACGTCCCGAGGAAATCCTTGGTGTAAGCGGCGGTGTCCAGACCCTTCGCCTCCCAGTATTTCAACTTGAGGTAGGAGGACAGCACCCACGGGTCGAGCAACACGATGTCGGTGTCGTTGGTGACCTCGTTGAAGAACGTGTTTGCCAAGTCGGCGCTCTTCAGCCAGCCCGTGGAGACGTACTCCATCGCCAGCGTCCACGGGGCGAACACCCCGGTGATGTTGCTGTCGCCGGTCGGCGTGTTGGACGGCGACGGGACAGGCCAGATCTCGAACTTGGCTGAGACAACCCGGTAGCGCAGGCGGGGGCCGCTGGAGAGCAAGCCGCCCTTGAGCCACTGCCACTCCTGCGCCGTCTTGGGGCCGAGCAAAGGCCAGTGGTTCGTCCGGTCCCACTGGGTCTGGTCGATGAAGTAGTTCCAGTCGGAGGGCATGGCGTATTCGGAAACACCCTCTTCCGTGGTGATGATCCATTGTTTGATCAGCTGTTCCCATGGGAAACCGATGACCATGTCAGTGCCCGCACGGTTCAACAGAGCGACCATCTGCTGCACGGTTGCGTCCGGGGACGTGACCGCCTCGTTGGGCTTCGGCAAGCCCATTTCGACCATCGACTGTTGAATGACCCAAAGGGCCGTGCGGGCTTCTGCCATTTACTTCTCCTTGACCGTCACTTTCGGCTCCGGCTTGGCGCTGGTCAACATCTTGACCTGCTCTTCCATGTCAGCAAGACGCTTCTTGAGGGATTCCTTTTCCTCGTCAGCCGCGTTGGCCGCTGTGGAGGCAATCCAGTCAGCCGCCTTCTGGCAAAGTTCGTGACCGCCCATGATCGTCTGCTTACCGCTGTCGGACAGGTTTGCCAGCTGCTCGACCGTGAAAACGTTGCGGTACTTCAGCTCCGCGATCATCGACGGTTTGGTGAACAGGAACGGGAAGTTCTCCAGCGGGGTTCCGCCAGCAGCTTCCACTTGCCCAGACTTCCAATCACGGTACTTAGCGGCGAGGATCGGGCGACCCTGCGTGTAGCGTTTGGCATGGTCGACGATACTGGTCAGCTTCGACCCCGGCGCATGAATGGTAATCATGTCGATGTCGTCGTAGACCGGGCGACCGGCCTTGGTGCTGGCGGCGGGATTCAACACCGGTTCGGTCTTGAAGGTGACGTACAGACGTTCATCCCCGTCGTAAAGCTTGGTGTCAGGCCCGTTCCCGAGTTGCTGGAGCGGGCTGAAGTCCTGCGGAATGCTGCTGACATCGAAGGTGGGCATTTCCTGATTCATTTGAATTTTCCTTTTAAGTGGGATGCTTGGGAAACGGGGCATCTTTACCCGCTGTTACGTGAAACTATTGACCGGATCGACCGAGAGCAGGAACGCGCCATTGTTGATGACCGTGCTGACGCCAGCCGCTTCAGCCGACAGGCGCACATCGTAGGTCGCTGCCGGATCGGCATAGTCGATGGCAGTGAGTGCCATGCCGACCGGATTGCCGGTGCCTGCGCCGTTCATGGTGATGCGCCACGGGGTCGCCACACCGTCCTTGAACAAGGTCGCCGTGATGAAGCGGTTGGTGGCGCACTCGATGTCCATCGTGAAGTTGATGGTGCTGGTGCCGCGTTCAAGCCGTTCGATCTCGCCGAGGGCAGCACTGGAAAGCACCTGATTGATGTCGCTGCTGGTTGCCGTGTTGTACTGGATGGCGGCAGGGGTTGTCCCCAGATTGACTGTTTGCGGCGCAGTCTTCTGGCAGACACCATACGCCGGAGCAATAGCCTTCAGGAAGTCGTTAATCATGGCCCGCAACAGGGCGGGAGTGATCGCGCCTGAGTTGTTGTCGGGGAAGCTGGCGTCGGACTGCGCCAGCAACTCTACAATTGATTTACGCGGCATTACTGGAATCCTTCATCAAAACCGGCGGAAAACGCCGACAAGACCGGGGGTGCGATATCAACAACATAAACCCCACCGGCGGGGCCGACGCGAATGCCGCCAATGTAAGAGTCCCCCGGCCACGGGGCCACGTTCAGCTGGCAGACCAGCCGCCCGTCAGCGGTAAAAGGCAACCCCCCGAGGAACTGCGCGATGGTGCCGCCGTAAGCAATGCACAGCCGCCCATCCTCGCGTAACCCGAAACCGTTGGTGAACACCTGCGGCAGCAAGGTGGAACTGACGTAGAGCACTCCTGCGGTGCTCACTGCAATTCCCCCACTGAACGTCAAGTCCAATGGGGGAGCTTCAGTTACGAACAACGCTCCGTTGTCGGTGCGGCGACCGGCGAGCATTACGGGATTACTTCTTCCCAAGACAAAACATCGACCGTGTAGGTCGGTTCGTAGTCTGCCCCAGCGGTGATCGCCAGCGTCACGGTGTCATCCGTGGCGTTGAAATCCTCGATGGGCGCACCAGTGTCGCTGTTGACCTGAACCTGATTTTCGGCACCAAGACCGAAGCCGATGAAGTTGGTGGTGCAACCACGCGCCGAGGTCGTGCCATCGACGAGGGCTTGCGCCGCCGCGATGTTCGATTGTGCACCAGTGGTGAGACCGATGACTGCGCCTGCTACTCCAGACATGTTTTTCTCCTTTCAAGAGAAACCGGGGGCCGGACTGCGCCCCCGCTAACCTTACTCG